TGCATTAACTTGGTTAGAAGATTAAGGAGAAAAATATGTTAGAATGGTTAGGTTCAATTTTAGATCACATTAACTGGTTCTGGTTAATTGTAGGTCTATTAGTTGGTTGGAACGTATTACCACAACCAGCTTGGGTTTCTAGTTCAATCGCATGGGTTAAGAACAAAGTTAAAGGCGCTGGTGCGTAATGTCTCGTATCTTAGTTCCTTTAATTCTTCTGTTAATCATCGGTGGATTAGGCGCCGGTGGTTACTTCTATACGCAAATGCTTGAAGCTAAACTTGAAGCACAAGAGCAAAAAACTCAGCGCGCATTAGAAGTAGCAGAAGAACAAAAGGTAACAATGGAGAGAATGCAAGCAGACATTCAAAAGATGGCTGAAATTCAACAAGAGTTGAATACCAAGATAATTGCCGCTGAACAGAATGTAGTTAATCTAAATAATAAGTTTGATACAGACTCTAGCGGCAAAGCGCGTGACATTGGTAGAAAAGCAATAGAAGATCCAGTCAAATGGAGCATAAAGATAAATAGAGCTACAAAGGATGCTTTGAGATGTAATGAGTTGGCTTCTGGTGCTGAGGCACTACCAGATGAGAAAAATAGTCAATGTCCAGAACTTGTGCCTGGTGGTGGATACGAAACCCAACCTAAAGAAGAAAAAAAACAATGAAAAAGATACTTTCATTAGTAACCGTTTCTTTTCTTGTTGTCGGATGTCAGACTTCCAGTTTGAATAAGTTTTTAGTGAAACCAAAGGTAGTTGAAAAACCAAATTTGGTAGTACAGACACCAAGACCTGTACAGAGTAAGAATGTAGAGTTTGTTATTATTACAAAAGAGAATGTGGATGAAGTTTTTAGTAACTTAGAAAAAAGTGGACAGGATATGGTTTTCTTTGCACTTACTGACGATGGATATAAAGCCTTGTCACTAAGTGTCGCAGATATGAGAAGATATATAGTACAACAAAATGCAGTAATTAAAGCATATAAAGACTATTATCAACCCAAGAAAGAAGAAGCAAAGAAGTGATTGGTGAGATTAGATATTGTGAAGACTGCGGTCATAGGTGTCACTGTTATGATTCTGTATGCATTGAAAATGTCGGTATAGGCATGAAAGATAAATCAGAAAAATGCGGTTGCGGAGTATGTAACTGTTTAGGAGGACACCATGGAAGAGAATCAGGAGAAACCAAAGACTAAAATTGATTGGTTATGGTCTGCTCCTGAGTATTTCAGTCGTTGGCGTTTATTTCCCAGAGCATTTATTAGCATGAATCTCGGTATTAAATAATGTCAAACCTAGAAACAGAAGTAAAAATTCTTCAAAAAGATTTAGTAACATTTCAAAATATCTTAGATAGATTTGATATTACTATCAATAAACTTACTGAGGTTAGTAATAATTTAAATAAAGTTATTGCTGTACAAGACTCTCGTATCGATACACAAGAAAAAGCAATAGAAATAGTACACAAGAGAATAACCGATATGAAAGACGAAATACACGATGAACTTTCAGATCATTATCAAGTTATTCTGGAAAAGATTAAAGAGTTACAAGTAGAACAAAAGATACATGCTGATGAAATGTCTAAAAGAGTTGACGCACTAGAGAAATGGAGATATATTGTTATGGGTGGTGCTGTTGCTCTTGGTTTCTTACTCAGCAAAGTAAATATCATTGATTCATTATTCTAGGCTAACAATATAATTCTACAGTCTGTCAACCGTTTTGTCAACTAAAAAATGCAGTTGACAGTAATAATTTTATCATGTATACTTCTATCATATTGGAGGTGTGAATGCTTTGGATTGATACAAAATACGCTAATCTTCTCTCGCCAAGACTAGACAAGTATAAAGTCAAACAGACGAATCCGTTTGTGGCTAACTTTAGATGTCCTGTTTGTGGTGACTCTTCTACTAATCCAAATAAGGCGAGAGGTTACTTTCTTCAACACAAAAATACAGTAATGATGAAGTGTCATAACTGTGGTATCACTATGTCTTTCGATAAGTTTATGGAAAGAATAGATAACCCTCTTTATATGCAATATAGATTAGAAAAATTTGGAAAAAAATTTGTAAAAGAATCTTTTGATTTTAAACCTAAATTTGAAACAAAAAGTGTGAAAGACCTTCCAAACTTTATCAAAAATATCACAGAATTGAAAGAAAATCACCCAGCAGTCGAATATTGTAAAAGTAGAAAACTGCCAAATTATAAATTAAAATACATCTACTATATTGATGATGTATCGAGAGTGACCGAAGTAGTAGAACAATACAAAGATCGTATCAAGTCAAACGAGGGTAGAATAGTACTACCATTTTACACAAAAGATGGTGAGGTGGTAGGTTTTACAATGAGAGCAATTGATAACAATCGATTGCGATATCTTACTATTCGTTTGAAAGAAGAACATCCTATGATATTTGGGCTCGAAAGAGTCAATATGAAGAAACAGGTTTTTTGTGTCGAAGGACCTATTGACAGTCTGTTTCTTTCGAATAGCGTTGCTGTTTCTGGCGCTGATATGAAGAAAGCTATTGACATACTGCCTGAAAATACTGTATATATATTTGATAATCAACCGCGAAACAAGCAATTGATAAAACAGATAAAGGGTATGATTACTAGAGGATATACAGTTTGTATCTGGCCAAATACTCTTCATGGTAAAGATATAAATGATATGGTAAAGATTGGTTATGATGTGGAGAAGATTATACATAATAACTCATACAAAGGACTTGAAGCAGTATTGAAATTAACAATATGGAGGAAAGTGTAATGCCGTGGCCATCAAAGAATAGACCAAGAAAAGGTCGTAGAAAGATTGGATCTAATAAAAGAAAGAATATGAGAAAAAATCGTAAGAAGTGAGGTATGAATGAAATATTTTGATTATAGTACACGATTGGTTTCTATGACCGAACCGTTGATTGATGACGTAAATACATCCGAGGAACTTGTAGCATTCTGTGCAAGAGTTTCAAATCCAACAAATCAAACAAACAACGAGACCGCAGGAAAACTTCTATCTTATTGTAAAAAGAATTCTCATTGGTCTATCTTTGAGATGGTAGACGCAACAATTGAGATTAAGTGTACAAGAGATATTGGTAGACAGATTCTGCGACATCGGTCTTTCAGTTTTCAAGAATTTAGTCAGCGATATGCTGAAGCACAGGATTTTACATGGAGGGAACCAAGACTACAAGATACAAAGAATAGACAGAATAGTCTAGAAGGAGTAGACAAAGACACTAGAGATGCATGGCAATTGATACAGACAAATGCCTTAGTTCAGGCCAAGAAAGATTATCAATGGGCATTGAATATGGGTATTGCTAAAGAAGTAGCAAGGTCTATTTTACCAGAAGGGCTCACGATGTCTACAATGTATATGAAGGGTTCTCTTCGTTCTTGGATTCATTATTGTGATCTTCGTATGGGTAATGGTACACAAAAAGAACACAGATTAATCGCAGAAAGTTGTTGGCAACTACTATCCGAGAAGTTTCCAACCGTATTTTTAGAGGGAAATTAAATGCAAAATCATCTTCCAACCGAATATCAACAGTTTATTCATCTATCACGTTATTCACGTTTTATGTGGGATCAGGGTAGACGTGAGAGTTGGACCGAGACAGTAGGTCGTTATTTTGATTTCTTTGAAGAAGATCTACAAGACAAACATAATTTTAAGTTAAGTAAGAAGGATAGAGACGAACTAGAAGATGCTGTATTAGATCAAAAGGTAATGCCCTCTATGCGATGCCTTATGACTGCTGGACCAGCATTGAAGAAAGAGAATGTTGCCGGTTATAACTGTTCATATCTTGCGATTGACCGTGTTCAAGCGTTTGATGAATTATTGTATATTCTTATGAATGGTACTGGTGTAGGATTCTCAGTAGAACGCCAGTTTGTTACTAAACTCCCCATTGTTGCCGAAGATTTCTTTGATTCGGATGTAGTAATCACAGTAGCAGATTCTAAGATTGGTTGGGCAAAGGCACTCAAGGAACTTATTGCTCTTCTCTATCAGGGTCAAGTACCTTCTTGGGATACCTCTAAGGTACGTCCGGCTGGAGCACCATTAAAGACTTTTGGTGGGCGCGCATCTGGTCCAGAACCACTTGAAGATCTTTTCAAGTTTGTAACCTCAATTTTCCGTGGAGCTGCTGGTCGTCGTTTATCTTCGCTTGAATGTCATGATATCGTATGTAAGATTGCTGAGATTGTAGTTGTAGGCGGTGTTCGTCGTAGTGCTCTTATCTCACTATCTAATCTATCTGATGATCGTATGAGACACGCAAAAGCCGGTCAGTGGTGGGAACAAAATCCACAAAGAGCACTTTCAAATAACTCAGCATGTTATACAGAGAAGCCTGATATCGGTATCTTTATGGAAGAATGGTTATCCCTATATAATTCTAAGTCTGGTGAACGTGGACTATTCAATCGTGAATCTGCAAAGAAGCAGGTAGCAAAGACAGGTCGTAGAGATGTAGATCATGAGTTTGGTACTAATCCATGTTCAGAGATTATTCTGAGAGACCGTGAGTTTTGTAATCTTTCAGAAGTTGTGATTCGTTCTACAGATAGTCTAGAAACACTAAAGGAAAAGGTACGTCTTGCTACTATTCTTGGAACGTTTCAGTCAACATTGACAAACTTTAGATATCTATCAAAGAAGTGGAAAGAGAATTGTGAAGAAGAACGTCTTTTGGGTGTTTCATTAACAGGGATTATGGACAATGATCTTACAAATGGAAAGAGTGAGAAGAAAGGTAACATTAAGACTCATCAAGTTCTACAGGAACTTAAAACCGTCGCAATCGAAACAAACAAAGAGTGGTCTAAGAAAATTGGTATCCCACAGTCAGTTTCGGTTACTTGTGTTAAGCCTAGCGGTACTGTTAGTCAACTTGTTGATGCTGCCAGTGGCATTCATGCACGACATAATCCTTACTATATACGGACGGTGCGTGGAGATAAAAAAGACCCTCTGGCGATCATGATGAGAGATGTTGGTTTTCCTGTTGAAGATGATGTAATGAAACCAGAACATACTTATGTGTTTTCATTTCCAATGAAGTCACCGGATAGTTCTGTGTTTCGAACTGATATGTCTGCAATTGAACAGTTGGAACTATGGAAGACTTATCAAGACGCTTGGTGTGAACATAAACCTTCTGTAACTATTTCTGTCAAAGAACATGAGTGGTTAGAGGTTGGTGCGTGGTGTTATGAAAATTTTGATTATATGTCCGGTGTATCATTCTTACCATTTTCTGATCACACATATCGTCAAGCACCATATCAAGATTGTACTGAAAACGAATATCAACAACTACTAGAGAAGATGCCAAAGAATGTGGATTGGACTCTTCTACAGAATTATGAGACAACTGATCTAACACTTGGAGCGCAGGAAATGGCTTGCGCCGCTGGAGGATGTGAAATTATTTAAAAGATTAAAGGTAACTCGGAGTATCAAATGGAAACGATAACATGTGAGGAGTGCGGAGCAGAATTTGATATACAACATAATGAAATGAATAAGGTCGTATACTGCCCATTCTGCGGAGAAGTCATACAACAAAATGAAGATTTTGATGAATGGGCAGAAGACCAAGAATTTTGGGATGAAGAAGACGAATAATGTATGATAATCCTTGGATGTACCAAGGAGAAGTATTTGATGAGAATTTAGTTGACAGGTATCATGGTTTCGTTTATTGTATTACTTGCCCCGATGGTAGAAAATATATTGGTAGAAAGACATTTTGGTTCATGAGAAAAACTCGTGGGGCGAAGCGGCGTAGTCGTATCGAAAGTGATTGGCGTGATTATTATGGTTCCAGTGATGTTGTGAAAGATCTTATAAATCAATCTGAGACAAGTAATTTTCAAAGAGAGATACTATCATTACATAAGACTAAAGGTGAAATGAACTATACTGAAGTTAAAGAGCAGTTTCAGAGAAATGTTTTAGAATCGTCGGAATATCTCAATGATAACATCAATGGCCGGTATTTTAAGTCGAGAGTGGAGAAATGGTTAGAATAATGTTGATGAAATGGAGCTGAATATGCAAAATGAATTGCCAGATCATTTGGGTGGTCAAAATGGTAGGAGTTGGACGGATGATGGATCGCTTAATATTATGTGGAATCTTGGTTGCCGAAAGATGCTTGATGTCGGCTGCGGATTTGGAGGTCAAGTTAAATTAGCAGAATCTCTTGGATGGGAATCTTATGGCGTTGATGGTGATTGGACAGTCCTTCCTAAAGAATCCAATTTTCATTTAAATGATTATACAAAAGGAAGTCCTACTTTAACTTATGAAGTTGATTTAATTTGGTGTGTAGAATTTTTAGAGCATGTAGAAGAAAAGTATATGGACAACTATATGTCTACATTTCAAGATAGTAAAGCAAAATATCTTATCGTCACCCATGCTGTACCAGGACAAGCCGGTCATCACCATGTTAACTGTCAAGAGGAAGATTACTGGCTAGATGCTTTCAAAAGATATGGATTTGAATATGATGAAACACTTACTAAACAAATTCGAGAAGAATCTACTATGAAAAAACCTTTTGTTGCCAGAACAGGATTAGTATTTAAGAGGAGTTAATAATGTTGTATAATGATGTATATAAAAGTTCTCATAAAACTCTTGATAGGTATCCTCTAAATGATGTAGATTTAACTGAGAAAGGTATTCATCTATATAGAAAACTTCAGGCAGAAATTAAACACTTTCAAAGATTAAAACAAGTTGACAAAGAGAACTTAGACTATTATAATGTAGGATTAATAGTTCATAAAGGATTTGTTGGTTCTAGTGTTGACGTTGAAAGGGCTTTAAAAGAATTCGAAAATTTCGAGGTAGCGGTATCTAAAAATTCTAACAATATTCTTTCAATGAATAGAGATAAGTCTAGATTATTATATAATATATCATTACTAATCTATCCCCACATTTATAAACTTATTGGAGGAGATGAGCGAGAAGTAGAAACCAAGTTCAGAAATAACACATTTGCTCAAATCGTAAGAAATAGACCAGGAGATGACGATCATCAAAAATTAATGCATCTAGATACATACTTTCCTGCAATCAAGTTTTGGTGGTTTCCAAAGAAAGTCGATGATGGTCCATTAATGTTTGCTAAGGGTAGTACAGCATCAAACGAAAAAATGCAGATGTGGTATTATCAACAAAGTGTAAAAGCGTGTAAAAAAGAATACGAAGAGTGGAGAGCAAAAGATCATTATGAAGGATCG